GTCATTAACAAGATTTGGCCTGACAAGACTGAAGCAGAGAAGCAGCAACTAACTGCCGCTGTTCTACTTGTACAAGGCCAATTAAACATCAATCAAGAAGAGGCTAAAAATCCAAATGTCTTTGTTTCAGGCTGGCGTCCTGCTATTGGTTGGATATGCGGCGGGGCTCTTGGTTATACGTATCTTGGCTATCCCTTACTTGTATGGATCACTACTGTGTGGTATCCTGCAATCCATGCTCCCCTTCTGGGTAATGATGGTATGCTGATGGAGCTATTGTTTGGTATGCTGGGTATGGGTGGTTTACGGACATTTGAAAAACTAAAGGGAGTAGCATAATATGAGTACGAGTGGAACTACTACATGGTCATTACAGCGGGATGCTGTTATTAATGGCGCATTGCGGAAACTAGCTGTGCTGTCGGGTGGTTCTGCTCCAGAAACATTCGAGGTCACTAATGCGGCAGAGGCCTTGAATGCTATGATTAAGGGCTTTCAGGCAGATGGTATGCCTGTGTGGGCAATTAAGAAGTATACCTTTACTACTGTCACAGGTACATCCGCGTATAGTATAGGAGTGGGTCAAACCCTTAATACTCCTGTACCATTGAAGGTCTTACAGGCATATCGTAATCAAGATAATAGTGTTAATGTTCCTATGAATATATACACCAATTACAATTACAATATGCTTCCTTTGGCGGTATCTTCTGGTGTACCAATTAACTTGTACTACCAACCACAGTCCACGCTAGGGACAGTTAATTTGTGGCCTATTCCTAGTGATAGCACTACAACTATTACCTTGGTCTATCAGCGTCCTTTTGAGGACATGGTTGCCTCTACAGATGATTTTGACTTCCCATCCTATTGGACCGAGGCTATGATCTATGGATTGGCTTGGCGACTAGCTGGGGAGTATGGACTACCTGTTCAAGATCGTAGTGTGATCTCTAAAGAGGCAGAGTTCTTCCACCAACAAGCCCTAAGCTTCGGACAGGAAGAGGGTAGTGTGTATATGCAACCAGATTGGTCAGGACGTAGATAATGGCATACTCTAAGAACCCAGTTGTATCGACATACGATACTAAGCGATTCGATTTTGCAATCTCCCCACATCAACGCTCAGGTAGTCTTCCTGACAAGGATGCTAGGGTCTTGAATATGATGGTAGAGCCCTTGACTGCTCCTACAGAGGAAAACAAGCGTATAACTATTAAGTCTAGACCCGGCCTCACTTCTGCCTATACAGTGGGTACTGGGGCTGGTAGGGGCTGCTATTACTGGGTTGTTAGTGGTGTGGATTATGTCATCTCTGTGTGCGGTTCTGCTGTGTATACGAATGGAACATCTCTCTCTACTCTGACAACTACAACAGGGCCTGTGGGATTCACTGAGTTTGTGTCCTCTACGGGAGTAGTTACTTTAGTAATGGTAGATGGTACTAAGGGGTATGTCTTTACCTCCCCAACAGTAGCACCAACCCTGATCACTGCTGTAGACTTCCCTTCTCCGCATATACCCATGCCTATCTTCTTAGATGGGTATCTGTTTCTAGCAAAAAGGGATACACAGGATGTTTACAATAGTAATCTAGATGATTCAGCTCTATGGACTGCTGGGGACTTTATCTCGGCTGAGATGTATCCAGACAAGATCGTAGCCCTGTCTAAAAATAACAACTATCTCTATGCTGTTGGGCGTACAACCATTGAGTACCTATATGATGCTGCAAACGCCACAGGAAGCCCTCTAGGGCGTCATGAGTCTGCTGTGCAACAGTTTGGTACCGTAGCTCCTGCCTCTGTCGTACAGACCGATAATGAGGTCGTGCTACTGGGCAATACGGGTAACGGTGGGTACACTGTCTGGACAATTTCTGGCTTTAAAGAGAAGGAGATTTCCACAGCAGCTATTAAGGGTATCCTGTTAGCCGAGGGAGCAGCCCTAGTCAACGCCACAGCCTATTGCATCCGAGTATCTTCTCAGAAGCTTTACATAGTTACACTGACTTCCAGGACGCTTGTGTACAGCTTCGCAACTGAGTTGTGGAGTGAGTGGGCTTCTGGTACAGCGGGCACTTCTGCTTTTATAGGAAGCCATGCAGCAGAGGGGCCTAATGGGACAGCGTATATACTAGATACCAGTGGCGGCAAGGTGTACGCTATCAGTGAGACAGCATTCACAGATAATGGAGTTGCCTTCCTCTGCCAGATTGTTACTAACAAGTATGACTTCGACACATTCAATCGTAAGACAATGAGTCGGCTTTCCTTGATAGGGGATGTGCCTGATAGTACAGGAGTAGATAACACTGTCACTATCTCTTGGTCAGATGATGATTATAAGACATGGAAACCGGATAGGTTCCTGTCCTTCAATTATGATTTTCCCACCATGGCACAACTAGGTAACTTTCGTCGCCGGGCATTCCGGTTTAGCTATAGTTTACCACATCTCCTTCGACTGGATGGATTTGAAGTAGACCTTAATAAGGGAACACAATAATATGGCAGGAGGTCTACCACCACCACCCACTAGAGCAGCCAATGGTGATTTTGCTTGGACTGCTTGGTACAATGCATTATATGCATTGTTATCCACATCAGGATCTGTTAGCTGGACTTTGATCAATAAGGCTGGAAGCTCTATCGCTGATCTAGCCAATAAGAATCATGGCCTACTGACTTCTATCCTAGGAACTGGGGCAACCCATGTATCCGCAGCAGAGGGTTTACGAATCACTGCTTGTATCACAACACAGACTAAGGCAGGAGTGCCTACTACATCAGACATCCCCGCAGGTAATTGGGCTATCTATAAGGATACATCAGGAGGTACAATTAAGTTGTATGCGAATGATGGGGGAACAATCAAGTCAGTAGCTCTTGTTTAAGGACTAATATGTATATTTTAAAACGGCATGTATTGCGCAATGAGTGGGATGGTGGGGGATATAGCGGAGCGGATACTACAGATAATGGACAATATTCAGGAGACATGAGTCCTGTCCAGAGTATGCCAGCAAACCCTTGGAGTGGTGTACAGGAGGGTCCCGCCACGGCACCCCAATCACCGCAATACCAATCTAATTTTCTACAGAATCTGTTCAATAATCCAGAGACTGAGTATGGCGATTATGGGCAGATTAACAACCCGGTTGTACAACAAGACGTGAACTCGTGGGCACCTGCTCGAGAGGGCTTGGCTACTATTAAATCCCCACAGAATATGTTTGGGCCCGGGGCTCTGCGGGAGGAGTATGACGTGGATGGTAATCCACAAGGCTTCATGACCACTCCTTTTGCTAAAGGTTTAATGAAGGCTGGTATTGGTCTGGGTAGAACTGCTCTGAATACTCATCCCATAGGAGCTATTGCCAATGTTGGATACGACTTGTCTCAGGGAGTAAATCCCATGAGAGCCTTGGCTGGGACAGTTCCCGGTATGGGGGGAGTAGTGGCCCGTGGAGCAGCCGAGATCGGTAGCGGTGCGCCAGCCGGACAGGTAGTTGGGAATGCCATAGCAGGACAACTAGGTAGTCAAGTAGGAGGTCAGCTGGGACAAGGATTCGCCGGTGGCTGGGGCGGTGCCCTAGGTAGTATGTTTGGTGGTAAGGCTATGCAGGACGTCGCTCGTACCGCAGGAGCTACTCCCGGTATCAATGGTAATAAACAAGCCCTGGCCCAGCCCTCCTTTGGTATGTATGACATAACAGGTGGCTTGATGGGATTATATTCTGCCAATCGAATGGGGCAGCAAGCGCAGCAGAATGCTGATCAAAACCAAGCAGCCTTGACTGGGCAGATTCAGGGACTGTCTAGTATGTATGGACAAGATAGCCCATATGCACAGCAGATGCGACAATCTCTTGCACGGAAAGACGCTAAAGCAGGGCGTAATAGTCAGTATGGGCAACGAGAGGTCCAACTACAAGCGGCCCTAGCCGAGAAAGCTGCGCAGACTGCTCAAACGATCGGTGGACTGACTCAGCAGTCACACGACCAGAATGTTGCTAATACTAATGCCCAGACATTGGCTAGGAGTAATCAACTGGGTATTTTATCGAGCCTCGGACAAAGATCAGGATTCAATGATTGGGCTGGAGGTCAGTTGAGTGATCTGTGGAAACAGTATGGCCCTTCTGCTACCGCTTCCATGCCGGGTTAGCAGTATGATTACAATGACAGTACAGACTATGCGTAAGGACTAATTATGGATATGCCATCATATACTGGGTACGGGGATATTCTTGGAATGAACCCCTATGCTCAAGTACAAGCAAATCAACAGATGGATTTGGCTAGACAATTCCAAAACCAGAAGTATCAACAAGAACAGAATGCTACACAGAAGGGTACGCTTGAAAACACACAGTCTACCGCGATGAACCCCTTGTTGCTTGAGCAGCAGCGGAGTGTCAACCTAGGTCAAGATTATAAGAATGTAGTTAGCAGTAATACAGCGGAAGCCTCCACAGCTAACCAACTAAACGTCTTGTCTAAACAACAACGACAAGCGGCTTTGGATGCTAGTGAGG